ATTGAGTATTATCAATCCACGCCCGAGAGGAAGGAGATGAACGTCTACATCCTGGTAGACCCGGCGTCTGGGAAGCGGAAGGGAAACGATTACACGGCGGCGTGGGTCGTTGGGTTGAACCCTGACAATAATGTCTACATCCTGGACGTTACAAGGGATAGGCTCAATCTGGTGGAACGGGCGGATTTGGTATTCGACTTACACAGGCGGTGGAAGCCGAATGTCATCGCGTATGAAGAGTATGGTCTGTCAACGGACATAGAGCACTTCAAATCGCGGATGGAGCAGGAGAACTATCGATTCAGAATTCAGGCCGTAGGCGGATCAATGAAGAAGGAAGATCGTATCCGGCGACTTATCCCCTGGTTCGAGGATGGTCGGCTTTGGTTCCCGCAGACGTGGTGGAAGGTGGATAGCCAGGGGGTAGGGCACGATCTGATAAAAGACTTTGTGGAAGAAGAATACGCGGCTTTCCCGATTAGCCGGCACGATGACATGTTGGACTCGCTCTCCCGATTACTGGACATTACGTTGAAGTGGCCTTCGAGTGAGCACCGGGTGTTGGACCTCAGCATGAGTTCGAGATGGTAATGAATCCACTAAAACTGGTTAAGAAAGATGTGTCGCTTCCTCGATATGAGGATATGTGTAGAGCCGTTGCGGAGTGCCACAAGGTAGACGATGTAAAAGACATACGGGACAAGGCAGAAGCCCTGCGGGCATACTGCCGGCAGGCAGAGAATAGAAGGTTGGAAGTCCAATTCGCTGAGATCAAGGTACGGGCCGAGCGGAAAGCGGGGGAACTGCTGGTCGAGATGAGGGAGAATGGAGAATTGGCCAAACAGGGTGATAACCGCCATACGAAGACCTCAGACAACCTGAGGTCTACCTTGGCTGATCTTGATCTCACATACAATGAATCATCCGAGTATCAACAAATCGCCCAGGTATCTAATGAAGTTTTTGAGGCCATTCTAGAAACCGCCCAGGAGCAGCAGAAGCCGGTTACCAGTGCCCAGGTAAGGAAGGCGGCGCCAAGGAAGGTAGCTCCTAAAGACGCCAATGGTAACGTGATCTGCCTCCCCGATGGCAGGCCGGCCAATAAAGGAAAGCAAGAGACTTTATTGCTTCATGGTGAGATCGATGTGTTCTACAGAGATTATGTTCAGCGAGAGATTGATCCAGTTCCGCTGTGTGCAGAGATGTTGAATTACATGCGAAATGACCTGGTAAGGCAAATACCTTTCATCATTGAATACCTTCAGAAGGTCCTAAAATGTTTAAGCCCAACGTAAACTGCTATGCCCTTTGTGCAAATATTATCGAGAGAACATGGGATTCTTCTACTACTTGCATCAATGCGGAGACAATAGCTCTGTTGATGATAAGTCGGTTTAATTCATCAGACCGTACAATTATCTATTATGCATTTCTGTATTTTAAACAAATAGCGAGGGACCGTCTGCGGGATTACTGGAGAGACAAGGAGGCGGCGAACGAGCAGATGGAACTGTTTAACCATGAATTACAGGTTAGGTACCCAACGGAGAAAGGATATATTTTACTCTCTGATCTTCTAGATAATGAAATAGATGAGAATATCGAGAGGTTGAGAAAAGAATCGAGGGCGAAACTTGCGCACGCTAATGCCTTAATCGCGTATAAAGAAAGTAGGAGGAAGGCGGCATAATGGAAACCGAGATATTACAGGCATCGGCTTTGGGTCTGAACGAAGTTCTGATAGAACTGAAGAAGTTCAGATTGAATCTCCATCCACCGGAAGGAGATGATGAATGCCAGTTAGCCGGTATGATCTGTGGAGCTATCAAACTACTACGCAGTGATGTGGGGGACCTGTGGGATTTAGTGCAGGAACTGAAACACAAGCAGCCCAGGTGTAATTGGATTAAACATGAAAGACGACGTACTCTCCAGAGCGAAGAAGCGCTTTGAGAGCCTCTGTTCAATAGAAAGCGGCTTACGCCGAGAAGCCCTTGAGGACCTGAAGTTCCGTGCCGGTCGGCACTGGTCCGAGGGTGCCAAGCAGGAGCGGCAGTCGCCGAATGAAGAGCGTCCGCTTCTTACGGTTAATAAGTCGAGGCGTTTTATCAATCTCCTGATTAACGATGGGCGGATGCAGCGGCCCACCATCCAAGTTAGAGCCGCCGGTGGTGCTGCTACCCGGCAGGTGGCGCAGATCTACGAAAACTTCATGCGGGCCATTCAAATGGATAGCCGTGCAGACATTGCTTATGATACGGCGCTGGAATCAGCGGCTACCATAGGATGGGGATATTGGCGCATCATCACTGAGTATGAGAGCGATATTTCCTTCGATCAAGTGATCCGCATTGAACGCATCCTGGATACCTTCTCGGTATACCTGGACGATACGGCGGAAGCGGATGGGACCGGGGCGCGGTTCGCGTTCATTATGGCCTCCCTTCCGAAGGAAGAACTGGAAGCCGATTATCCTGACAGACAATTCATCCCGTGGGATGGCGCATCGCCTGGGGATGACTCCCGCCGGGCGTGGTATGACGGAAAGAACATCCGCATTGCGGAGTATTGGGAAGTGGAGAGTGAGCAACAGACGCTCTATTTGCTCCCGAACGGAATAACCACATTCGAGAAGCCGGAAGACGCCGCGTTGATCCTCGCCGAGCGGGACGTTGATGTGCAGACCGTGAAGTGGTACAAGCTGACCGGCGCCACCTATGATGATGAACCGCTCGAAGAGACAGAGTGGTTGGGGAAAGAGATTCCGATTATTCGTGTTGTCGGTGATGAGTATCGGCTGGACGGGAAGACCTGGTATGAGGGTATCCTGCGGCACGCGAAGGATAGCATGAAGGCATACGATTATTGGTATTCCAGCCTGGTCGAGCAGGTAGCCCTAGCTCCGAAGTCGCCCTATATCGCCGCGCTAGACCAGGTATCGGGGCACCTCGGTGAGTGGCGTACGGCGAACACTAGCCCTAAGGCGTTGTTGCTGTACACACCCTCGGTAGACCCTAGCGGGAATTCGGTACCGCCGCCCATAAGGGTGCCTGCGCCTGAAGTGAGTACGGGTATCCTGTCGGCATTGCAAATTGCGGACAAGGATGTAATGGACACGATAGGGTTTTATCAGGCGAACCTGGGAGAACCCTCCAATGAGCGGTCAGGTAAGGCCATTACCCGGCGCCAGCAGCAGGGTGAACTCGGCATGAGTCACTACCTGGATAATTGGTCGCGGTCTCTGGTGAGGACGGGGAGGATCTTACTGGACCTCATCCCTAAGGTGTATGATACGACGCGGGCACTCCGTACTGTCGGAGAGGACGACCGGGTACAGCCTTTCCTGAATTCGCCCGCACAGCCTGTTCCCATGCAGCAGCGGATGGTCGATGGGCAGCAGATAGCCCAGGTCAATCTAAGCCTGGGTCGATATGATGTTGCGGTGACCGTAGGTCCATCGTATCAGTCTCGCCGCCAGGAAGCGGCAGAGGGAATGCTGAATTTCTTGAAGCTAGTTCCACAGATTGCGCAGGTTACGGCGGACCTGGTGGTGAAGAATATGGACTGGCCGGGAGCGGATGAATTTCGGGATCGGCTGGAGAGACTCTTGCCGCCCGATGTTCTGAATCCTGGGAACGCGGCAGACACGCCGGAGATCAGGAGCGCGAAGAATCAGATCGCGGCGAAGGCGAAACAATTGCAGCAGCAGGCGCAGCAGCTAATGCAGGCGCAACAGCAGTTGCAACAGGTTAATCAGGTGCGAGAGAAGGAAGTGGCCAAGATGGAGTTTAGAGCCTTCAAAGAGAAGGCGCAAGCCGAACTCAAAGAGCTAAAGGCCAGGTACACAAACCAGATTACGCAGCTTCGGCAACAGATAGTGCGGGAGCGGGAAAAGGCGGTAAAGGCACCAGTAAGTATTACTGGAGAGCGTGTGCAATAGAGAGTATGGTATGAAGAAACTATTGGGTATAGTGTTGTTGGTAGCCTGTCATTCGGCTTTGGCAGATGTTTATATCGCCAGGCTGTATTGCGATCTGGGCCAGCCGAATGGCCGAGTAGAGATCTATTATTCTGAGGGGTCCCCGCAAGTGCAGTCAGTAAGTACTTGCCAACAAACTATCGCCAATCTTTTTAACGGGGGTTGGCAGCAGATTAATTTTCCTGTCGTCTCAGGCGTGACGACCACAGTGTTCGGGACTACCACTCCGATTGAGGAGCGGTGGTGGGTTCATCAGTGATCCACCCGTGAAGCCGACGATATGGGCGCAAATACGGAATCTACTGCCGTGAGTGTAGACGCGAAGCCGGCGAACGGGCGCAAATACGGTGAGTGATCATGATGACCGAGACAGTTGATCAGGGGTTACCGGAATTCGCCGATGGCGAATCTGTTGCTACAGGTGAGGCGACTACCCCAGAACCGGAACAGGGTGAAGAAACCGCAAGCGGTTTTGAAGAGCGTATCCGGGTTCTGACGCATAAGAACCGGCAGTACGAGCAGCAGATTTCCAGTCTAGCAGAATCACTGCGACAATTGTCGCAGGTGAAAGAGCAGCAACAGCAGCAACAGCCAGCGGGTCCACCTAAACCGGAAGATTTCAGTGATCCTGATTCTTACTTGCGGGCAGCGGTGGATTACCGTGTGAATGAGCGTATGGCGATGGAATCGCAGCGCCAGCAAACGAACCTCCAGATGCAGTCCATTGCGCAGCAGTGGAATAAGCAGTTGCTGGAAGCGCGGGCGAAGTATGCGGATTTTGATGCGGTTGTAGGGCCGACTCCGTTGAGCCAGGCGATGGGTATGGCTATCCAACAGTCGCCGGTGGGAGGAGACGTGGCCTATTATCTCGGGCAGAATCCGTCTGAGGCGGCGCGTATTGCTACGTTAGATCCGCTCTCGCAGGTTAGAGAGATTGGGAAACTGGAATCGACTGTCGGGGAACCAAAGCGTCAGGGGTCTAAAGCCCCGTCGCCGCTAAAGGCTGTAAAGCCACAGAGCACTTCTGTACGTGATCTCAGTAAGATGAGTATGGATGAGTTCGCTGCGTATATGGATGAGAAGGAAGCTGCTGAAAGAAAGGTGCATAGAAAGCTGTTGTAGCGCGGCGGCGATGGGGGACAACTGATGAGTAATTCCTCATGGCTAATGTTATTTTATCACCGCAGGTTATTACGCAATACACACTGCGGATGTTGGTGAATAATCTTGTGTTTGCGTCACGTGTTGACCGGCGGGCGGAGAGTTCCTTCGTCAAGATTGGCAGCACACTGACTGTTAGGAAGCCGGTTAGGTTCGCGGTGACTATGGGGCCTGGACTCCAAGTCCAGGATATTGTGGAGCCGAGCACTACGATCACTATAAACCGGCAGGCGCATGTTGATTTTCAGATGTACTCTAGTGAACTTACGCTGACCATCGAAGAGATCGGCGAGCGCTACCTGAAACCGGCAGCTGAGACCCTGGCCAACCAGATTGATCTGGATCTGGCCGGGCAGTACATCAATGTGCCCCATTGGACCGCGCACGGCGGGGCGCCGGGCGGTGGCATCAACAACTTCGCTGACCTGGCTTTAGCGGCTAGGCGTCTGGACGAATTGGGGTGTCCGCAGGAGAACCGGACAATGGTTTTGAACCCGGCTGGGTTTTGGACGGTGGCCAATTCGCTGACGGGTATCTTCGTGACTGACATTGCGAAGGATGCCTTGGCGAAAGGGCTTATTGCCAACCTCGCTGGGATGGACATTTACATGGATCAAAATGTTCAGTCCCAAACCGCTGGCATCCAGGGTGGGACCGGCGTAACGACGGTAGCCAGTCAGTCGGGCAGCAGTCTATTGACCACGGGGTGGACGGCCAATCGTACTGGCCTGCTGGCGCAGGGTGATGTGATTACCTTGACCGGCGTGAATTATGTCAACCCCCAGAGTCGGCAATCGACTGGCACACTGGCGAATTTCGTGGTGACCTCGGCGGTGAACAGTGATGCTAACGGTAACGCTACTATCCCCATCAGCCCGGCCATCGTGGGCACTGGCGCGTACCAGAATGTGTCGGCCTTGCCGGCGGCAGGGGCGACTGTAACCGTGTTGAATGGGGCGTCTGCGGCTTCCTGGGCGCAGTGCCTGGCCTTCCATAAGGATGCCTTCGGATTGGTTACTGTGCCCCTGGAGGTGCCGCAGGGCACTGATATGGCGTATAGTGAGGTCTACAAGGGTATCCATATGCGGGTGGTCCGAGATTGGGATATTATGAATGACGTTTTCCCGACTCGTGTTGATGTGCTCTATGGGGTGACTACGTATTACCCTGAGCTTGCCGTCCGCTTGTCGGTTTGAGGTGAATTATGGCAATTCAACAGATCGGCAATCGCCAGCCTGATGGCGATGTATTTGGCGTAACCAGTACTGATAAGATTGGATTCTACGGTACTACGCCAGTGGTGCAGCCCGCTAACGCGGCGCAAACCTTTCCCACCGTTCCTCCTGTAGCGGGAACCCTACTCTCTGTCCAGTCCGTATCGGTTACCCCCTCTTCTACGGCAGCCAATACCTGCGCGGCGCAGGCGCTTACGGTGACGGGTTCGCCTACAGCCAGTACTGATTACATTATCCACAATAAGATCACCTCACAGGCGGGTCTGGGTGTGGCTAATGTATTGGGCGGAACCACCGCCAGTACAATCGTAGTGAACTACGTCAACCTGACGGGCAGCCCGATTACGGCCACCGCCCAGGCTCAGACATGGGCTACGGTACAGAATGTCGCCAAGACAGTCACCCTGTCGCCAGCGGCAGTGGCGGCGAACTCTACCGTGGAGCAGGTGTTTACAGTTACGGGTGTCAGTCCTACCGGTATCGTCCATGTTACCAAGCCTACCAACCAGGCGGGCCTGGGGATTGTAGGATTCAGGGCGGTGGCTAACAACCAACTGGGCATTACCTTTGTTAATGCGACGGCGGCTACGATCACGCCGACCGCATCTGAATCGTACTCCTATGTCCAGTTTGAACCGCCAGGTGTTCCGGTCACTTCTTCCATCATCATCATAGGCGCTAACATCGGAGGGTCTCCCAGCGCAGTGAATGCGACTAGCGCCGCTGAACAGGCTATTTCAGTGGCGGGGAGTTGCTTGACGACGGATATTTGCTCCGGGGCTATCATGAAGCCTACTGCGCAGGCCAACATTAGTCTGGGTGGCGTGCGCATCTCGGCAGCAGGAGTATTTGGGGTCACCTTTAACAATCCTACAGGGACAACAACTACGCCTACGGCCAGTGAGGTGTACATCATTCCGCTGATGCGGACAGTGAATGTAGCGCCGATTACGGTGTACTCGGTATCTTTTGCGCCGGGTAGCGTAGCGGCGAACACCACTGCCGCGCAGGCCTTCACGGTGACGGGCATTACGGCCAGTCAGTTAGTATGGGTAAATAAACCTACCCCTACTCCGGGAATCGGCATAGCCAACACACGGGTGTCAGCAGCCGGTGTGGTGGAGGTCACCTACTCGAACTCCAGTTCCGCAGCCATTACCCCGCCTACTGAGACCTATCTGGTGGCAGCCGTTACCGCACCGCCGGCGGCGGGATCGTATATTGCGCAGATAATGGCAGTGCAAACCAGTCCTATGACGGTGGCTCTGCGTAATGCGATGACTTCATTGGGGCTCATTGGTGGCAGTTAATCCTGGTCGGATACTGATTGCGACACCTACCCTGTCGCAATCAGTCTGTTCGCAGTATGTGGTCAGTCTCAGTGCCACCATGAATCTGCTCACCCAGTATGGCGTGGTCGCTGACCTTGAGCTTATAGGCGGCGACCATTTCATATCGAAAGCGCGTAATGTCCTTCTTCAGAGGGCCCTGGATAAGGGGTATGGAACGGTATTCTTTGTGGATTCTGACCAGGGCTGGGATGCTGAAGGCTTCATCCGGGTACTCTTCCACGACCCGCCTATCGTGGCGGGTGTACCTCCTAAGAAGATAGACGACCCTACCCGGTCGTTCGAGCACTTGCTGTTGGATTCCGATACGGGAGGGAAAGTACATGTTGAGGGTGGACTCCTCCGGGCACTCCGAGTGGGGGCGGGATTCTTGCGTATTCGCAGGGATGCCTTGGAAATTTTGGCTGCTGCCTATCCTGAAAAGGTAGAGCCTGGGGATGGATCAGGCTTGGATTCTGTACATTGGTTATTCGATGCCGGACCCATTAATGGTCACTTTTGGGGGGAGGATCTGTCGTTCTGCCTGAAATGGAGAGAACAAGGGGGATATATATGGATTGATCCCAATATAAACTTTACCCATTCTGGCATTAAGCATTGGGAGGGTAATTTGCTTACTTACTTACAGGCTTATTGCGAGGTGACTCTAAATGGATGCACTAACTTTGAGTGATTCTCTATCCTCTCTGGGATATATTGTGGATGGTATTTTTAACGACCAAACTACAGCCGCCATAGCGGTAGATGCTTCTCAATTGGCTGTTCCGCCACCGCCGATTCATGCGGCGGTTGTCGTGGTGGGGCAGCAGCCGATTGGTTTCCTTTCGATGCCTCCTAAAGATGCTGAACTGCCCCAAGCGCTGCCGAGGATTTGGTTGGTTCCACAAGCAGTGGCTGTACTTCCCAACAACCCATTCCTCCAGGTCAATCGTGAGGTGCAGAATATGGATACAAATTTGTGGGGTATTGTATGAGCAACACCACTAAGAACACCACCACCGATGAGCTACAGGCAAAGGCTAAGGCCATAGCAGCGGGAACCACGAAGACAGTCACCACCCAGGTCATCAATGCGCACTCTTATATGGTCTTTCCGGCGAAAGACGCTTCGCTTCCCCAGGATACTACTGTTGTATTGTGGGTGGTGCCGCTAGCGGAAAAAACTACTCGGGTTCGTGAGGTGTCGAACTATGACGTAACGCGATGGGGAATAGTGTGACTTCTTTACCTCACTGGCTCTATGAGAGGAAGACTCCTGTCTTTCTGGCGATGTCTGAAGATGATGTGCGTGCGGGTTTATTGAAAGGGCTTTCTCTCACACCTGAAGGATTTGAACCTCCCCCAGCAGAGCGTCCACGCCGGCGGAGATCTGTGCCTGAAGAGGTTAGCTCTGATGACAGTAGCGATTGACATTGTTACGCGCTCTCTGAAACTCCTGGGGGTCCTGTGGCAGAACGAGGTGCCAGATGCCAGTCTTACGACGGACATGCTGGCGCTGCTCAACGGCATGATTGAGTCCTGGAATCTGGAGGGGATTAACTCCTACACGGTTCTGACCCAACATTTTCCGTTTACCGGCGGGACCAATACCTACACCGTCGGCCCCACTGGGACTTGGGTGGGGACCCGACCGCTACAGATTATTGGAATTCCCTATGTCCGAGATGCCAATGGGTACGATTATCCTGTGCAGACTCTGGACCTGCGACTTTGGGATATTTTGAGTGTGAAGAATCTGCCGACGGCAGCCAGTTCGGATATCCCCAGTCATTGTTATTACCGGCCAGATTATCCAAACGGGACAATGCAGATTTGGCCGGTGCCTGTTTTCCCATACCAATTCTACTTTGACTGCAATGCGCCGCTGGCTGATTTGATTGCGACCAACAGCCCGCTGAACCTTCCGCAGGGCTATGAGCGGGCATATACCTACAATCTGGCGATAGAAGCATCGGGGATGTTTCCCAATCGACCACTCCCACCGGCGGTTGTCAGGGTGGCGGCGGAGAGTAAGTCATGGGTTAAGACCAATAACCTGCCTTCCCTAACCCTGTCTTTCGATACGGCGACCCGTCAGTCCCGCCCGCGCTATAACATCTATAGGGATACCCCAGCATGACCGCGCAACGCTGGGACTTCTTGACTGGATCGCCTGGGCGGCCAGGCCACCCAGTAGTTTCCAGCGAACTCATGCTGAACATGTACTTGGAAAATTTAGCGAATTCAAGTAAAGGCACCCTGGTAGCCTACAGTTGGCCTGGGTTTGGACTGCCGGTAGCAAACTTGGGGGACTATCCCATCCGCCAACTCTATGTGCTGGAAGATCAACTTTACGCCGTAGCGGGAAATCAATTCTATGGTGTTTCTAGTGGCCCTACTGCCTTGGGTTCGCTACTGTCTTCTACCGGGCCTGTGTCCATCGCAGACAGCGTAAAGCAGATCTTGATAGTCGATGGTGTTGGAGGTTATGTCTATGACACGACAACCGATACCTATGCGGAAATTGCAGATGCAAACTTTCCTGCTGGGGCGACGGCGGTTGCTTACCAGGACGGCTTCTTTATGGCTAACAGACCCAATAGCCGACAATGGTATATCTCTAAGCAGTATGATGGTACTGTCTGGACCCCCGTTACTTTTGCGTCGAAAGAGCAATTCTCCGACAATCTGATTAGTATTGCCGCATCAGGCGGATTGATCCGCCTATTTGGGTCTAACAGCATTGAATTTTGGAGTTCGAGCGGCTCCCTGGATTTTCCTTTCCTCCGCACTCAAGGAGCGACAACCTATGTCGGGGTCCTCGCCTCACAGTCTATCTCTTCTATAGAAGGGAATTTCTTCTTTTTGGGAACATCGGCCAATGGTGATGCGGGGGTGTATTGGCTACAGGGAACCCAAGTGACGCTGGTAAGTAGTTCCTCTGTGCACAGGAGTCTGTCCAAATATTTGACACTTACTGACGCCGTGGGTCAGTGTATGTTGTTGGACGGACACGTGTTCTACATCTTGAGTTTCCCGACACAGATGGAGACCTGGCTGTATGATCTGAGTATGAGCCAGGTATTGGGGTATCCTGTGTGGTGCAAACTGGCCTCCCACAGCATGAGCTATTATCGCTTTGGGTATGCAACCTCGCTGAAAGGGAAGATCATTGTGGGAGATACCCAGAGCGGAAGGATCTACCAAATAGACCCTGAGTCGCCGACCGAGAATGGGATGTCCGTAACCCGGCAACTGGTTAGTGGGCATTTCTATAATGCCGGAGAGCTAGTCTATATCAACGAAATGCAAGTCGATATGGAAGTCGGCAACACTATACCTAATGCGCAGATCCTATTAGAGATCTCTAAGGACGGCGGATGGACTTACTTGCCGGGTCAGTTGCTATTGTTGGGAGGACCTGGCCAATATAAAACTCGGGTCCGTGCCCGCCGATTGGGGGTGACCCGTGATGGTGTGTTCCGGCTTACTGTAACAGATCCTGTTTATATTGCGCTCCTAGGGGCTAACATAGAATGAGTTATTTAAACCAATTGCCGGTTACGGACCGGATTGTCAATCCCGGAGGACAAGCCACGGTAGAGTTTAGACAGTGGATACAGGCTGTTACCTGGCTTATTCAGGCGCAGCAGAGGTCGGGGGCAACAGCGGACCGACCGAGGGCTGGTGTGGTGGGTGTCCGATGGGTAGGGATGTCCTACTTCGATACAGACCTCGGAAAGCCGGTCTACTTGAAGTCCGCGAATCCCGATGTGTGGGTGGATGCTGACGGAGGAGTGGTTTAATGGAAGCCCTGATTCCTATTATTGCCTCGGTGGCGGGTGCTGCTATCAGTAGCGGCATGTCAAGTGGTGCGTCTAGCGACGCTCAGCAAACCAGTGATATGGCTACGCAAGAGGCCATAGCTCTCCAGGAGCAGATGCTTGCCCGCGCGACGCAACTGATGGCTCCGTATTACAGTATGGGTACTGGTGCGTTAGGCGCTATGGGTTGGTTACTGGGCCTGAATCCTGCGCCGGTTCCCAACATGGGACAGAGCATGTACGGGGGTATGGGGTACGGTATGCCCGGGGCAGGACTTGGTGAGTATGGCGTGGGGCAGGGTGGTCAGGCGCCTATCTACGTAGGACAGCCCACTACAGGTGGAACCGCGCCTTATGGCGCTCCTACATATACTGGTGCCTCGAGCATGCCGGCATATAGCGTGCCCGAATATAACGTGCCGCCGGGAGTTAATGTGCCGGGTATGCCAACGGGCAGTGGCGGGTATGTTGCTGGCGCGGGCGGCTCCATGCCCATCATGATTGGGACAGGTATGGGTGGGGGTGGAACGCCACCTGTGTCCTGGCTTCCATCTGAAGGTCCCTACGGTCCAGGTGGAGCCACCCCGGCAGGGTATGGAGGAACCCAAGTTCCTTACGCCGGGTATGGGACAGGAGGGTTTGGTGCGTTGGCGTCGCCTACAGCGACGCAACTGGGCGCGATGAACATGGGACTGTTGCCTTCCGTGATCCGGTCGCAAGGCGCTGCTATTACCCCGCAGCAGATAGCCGCGCTGAATACCATGGTGTTGCCGGCTACGCAAGGTGCCCTGGCATCCCCTACTGATGTTTGGGCTACAGGGCCTGCGAATGCGGCCATGAGTCCGTACCAGGCGGGATTGAACTTGCTGGGGTCGTCAGCGGCGCAGGGCGCGTTGAGTCCGTACCAGGCGGGGCTGAACCTGATGGGACTGCCGCAGACATTCGCCGGACAGTTGTTGATGAACTTGCCCAGCACGCAGGCTGGGCAGAACCTGTTTTCTCTTCCCACTACAGGAGCCGCTCTAAACCCCAGCGCTCCGGGGTCGAACCTTATGGGGCAGGCGGCAGTGCAACCGGGGCTGAACCTGTTCGGTTCCCCTACCACCCAAGCGGCGTTGAACTTAGGGCAGCCGGGCAGTAACCTGTTCGGTTCCCCTACCACCCAAGCGGCGTTGAACCCAAATCAAGCTGCTCTTAATTTGTTGGGATTGCCTAGTGTGCAACAAGCGCTGGCTGGCAACCAGCCGGGGCTGAATCTGTATAACCAGTTCCTGAATGCGCCAGGGACGGCGGCGGCTAAATCCCTGACAACAGGGCAACTGCCTGACCTCTATAACCTAGGTGACGTGCAGGCGGCTCGTGCGGCTACCGGGAGAGCCGCTACACTGAGTGGCCAGGACCTGCTGAACCAAGATCCTGGGTATGCCTTCCGTTTAGGGCAAGGGCAGCAAGCAGTACAAACTGCTGAGGCTGCTCAGGGTCTTGGCTTGTCGAGCGCCAACCTGCAAAGCCTGGATCGATATACTCAGGATTATGCGTCAGCAGAGTATCAGAATGCTTTCAACAGGCTTCAGCAGCAGGCGCAGACTGCGCAGGCGCAGGCTGGCATTGGACTGGGGGCTGCGGAACAAGGCATTGCCAACCGATTCAATCAGGCGCAACTGGGGATGGCCTTAACTGGGCAGGGACTGGATGCGGCTACGCAACAGTTGCAGAACCAGATAGCGCAGGGGGGATTTGGTGCAGGCATGGCTACGCAGCAACTCCAGAACCTCCTTTCACAGGGCCAGTTCGGTGGCCAGATGGCTACGCAGCAACTCCAGAATCTCCTCTCACAGGCGCAGTTCGGGAACCAGGCCGCTACGCAGCAACTCCAGAATGTCCTTGGATTGTCCACACAACAGCTACAGAATCGGTTGGCGCAGGGGCAGTTCGGAGTGGAAACCGCGCTTGGACAGGGCCAGTTCGGGGCTAACCTGGCGTTGCAGCAAGGTCAGTTCGGGGCTAACCTGGCTAACCAGCAGTTCCAGAACTGGCAGCAACAAGCCGCCACGATGGGGAACCTGGCCAGCCAGCAGTTCCAGAATCAGATGGGGCAGGCAGGGTTGGGAAGTCAACTACTGACACAGGGACTACAGAACCGCATGGCACAAGCGGGGTTGAGCGCACAAAGTGCGCAGCAACAGTTCCAGGACCAGATGGCCTGGTATGACTTGTTGATGCAACTAGGGAATCAGGGCATGAATGCGGCAAACCTGAGTTTTGCCAACCAACAGGGATGGAACCAGCAACTCTGGGAAATGCTCGCCGGGCTTATGGGTGTCGGGGCGAACGCCGGGCAAACTATGGCGCTCGGAGGTATGAACACGGGGCAGAACGTAGCAGGGAACATCTTGGGACTGGCCAATGCAACCAACGCCAACCTGATGTCGAACGCGACCAATCAGGCTGGGATATGGTCTCTGTTGGCGGGTAGATTGGGGTCTGGCCTGGGGAACGTAAATTGGAGTAATCTGTTCGGAGGTTATGGCGGGGGTACTGGAGGCGGTACTACAGACACTGGCGACTCCGGTTCCTTCTTTGACATCTAAAGGTTGACATGATGAATGAACTGGACCCCTCAGTTTTCCGGCTGAATCAGGTCGCTGATGCTCTCCGGCGAGGATTGTTGACGGGACAAGAACTGACATCGAACGAACAGATCATGCGAGAGCGTGGGCGAGCCTCGCAACAGCAAGACGCCTATCAGAATTTGTTGCGACAACCCGGGATGCTGGACCCGCAGGGGGGGCTGACGGGCCAAGCGTTGATGCAAGGCGCGCTGGTCTCGCCTGATGTCTACAAACAGATCTGGCAGATCCAGCAAATGCAAATGAACACCCAAGTGGAGCGTGCCATGGCGCAGGCGCAATTCGTTGCGGATGAAGCCTCTGGAGTGGATACCGTATATCGTGAGATGCTGGATTCTGGGAGGCCGGAGCCTGAAGCGCGGATTGCGGCCCAAGCTGTATACGATCAGATCCTCCCCCGTTTACAGCAGTCCAATCTGTTCACCTCTCAACAACTTAAGAGCTTTAATCCGCAGTTTGATCCCGTTAAGAACCGAGCAGTAGCGCTACAATCGAAGGCTCATTATGAGAACCTAACTGCTTATCAGCGGAGACAACTGAGTGTTGCTGAGAAAGGCCAGGAATTGGAAACAAGCCGGGCGAAAGAATCTGCATTGCAGTGGCAGACACAGTTCGGTTTGCAACAGCAGCGGTTCGAGCAGGAGAAAGCGCAGTCTGACTTAGACCAACAGTACCGTGAGGCCCGTCTTAAAGCGGATCGGGATGCCGAAGCAGTGCGGCGTTTGGAGAGGAGCCAGGAATATGGGTTGCGTGTCCGGCAGACGGACATTGATGAGAAACGGATAGCCGCTGAAGAATCCAGGAGGGAGGCCGAGACATTGGATAGAGCCAGGCTACGTAGTGAGGCGCTAGAAGAGCGAAAGTCTGAACAGAGCCTGCGAATGGGTGAACTGGAAGAGAAGAACCGGACCCGCCAGCGGGACCTTGGGATGACCGAGGGACATAGGATTATCAACGACCAACTTCTACAAGGAAGGATGATACCTGATTCTTTTGCTGCCGAGGTGGGGAATGCCTATGAATGGCAGTATACCAATCCTATCTCTTATCGGGGGGCCAAAATCACGTCCGGGCAACTGCATAAACTGTTGGAACAGAAGATAGCTGCCGACCCTACCCACGCGGACTATTGGAAGAAGTTCTACGAGGAGAAAGTTCACATGCCTTATGATGGCTATACCAATGAGTATTTTGATCAGCGCTATCCTGCTAAGGATAAGTGATGTCTCTTATTGAGGACTATCATAGGGAGTGGGCAGAGGTCCCTGAGGATCTCAAGCGCTGGTTTGGGGAACTGGAAACGGATAGAAAGTTGCCCAGAGGGATATTGAGTGTAGTTGCGAAGATGGAGTCGGATTTTATCCCTAATCAGAAGGGGCCTACCAATGATCTGGGAATGTTCCAGTTTATTCCTAGTACCGCTGCCCAGTATGGATTGAAGGATAGAACAGATCCCTATGAGTCTGCTAGAGCAGCGGCAGACTATCTACATGATCTATCTAATCAGTTTGATGGGAACCCCACACTAATGTTTGCCGGTTACAATGCCGGCGCGGAATCAGTGAGGAAGCATAAAGGGGTGCCTCCTTCTGAAGGCGTGCGCTACTACGTGAAGCAGGGACTCAGCTTGCTGAGTTCGTTAGGCTCTGCTCTTTCTGGTAGGGAAGCCCATGCGCGCCCGGTAGGAATGGATATTACTGGAGAGTTGGATACGCCTCCTCGGGAAGATGCCCGTGCCCTAACCGGACGGCGTAGAGTAGGAATGGATATTACTGGAGAGTTGGATACGCCTCCCGCAGGGGTAGGTATTGTTCCATCGGGGATATCCATGGAGGGAAAGCAAACCATGGATATCACGGACGATCTGGATAGACCTTCATTTCCGGATGTGGGACCCCCTGGGACACCTATTTCGGAGAAGTCGGCCCTAAAGGCAGGGGTGCAGGCTGGTCTAGGATGGTATGAGACGCTTGCTGCCAATTTGGGGACTGTAGCGGCGAAGGGAGCGGACATCCTGGCGGGCATGTCGCCGGATGTACCGTTCGGACGGGTACAGGTAGGGCGAGAGATCCAAGAGGCTACAGCGCCGGGCTGGTCATTGCTTCAGCAGGATTCGCGCGAGCGCATGGCCGCTGCTGCCAAGATGCAGCCGGATGACTTTTTGGGACGGACCCTATCTGCGTTGGCGGAAGCCGGTGTTGCTATGCCTGGGGTAGCTGCCTCTTATGCTCTCGGTGGCGTTCCGGGGCTAGCCGCCTTGGGTGCCCTGGAGAACATGGACCGGGGGATGCTCCCTATGGCGCTGGGTGCGGCGTGGAACGCGGCAACAGGGATGGGTGCGCAACTCCTTTCGGGGAAGCCTATTATCCAACGTATGCTGGGGATGGGTGCTCTAGGGGCTGGAGCATCTTCAGGTAGTGGAGGAGATGTGGGGGTCGGAGCACTGACGAATGCACTTTTCGGAGCGGTTTTACCAGGCCCGATAGGCCCTGGTAAACCCACACCGATAGGTGGTAAGAGTTATGCCCCTCAAGTCGGGAAAGTCCCAGAAGGTAGTCTCAAAGAACATCCGCGAGATGATGCACAGCGGATACCCACAGAAACAAGCGGTGGCGGCCAGCCTACGGAAGGCCGGCAAGTCCCGCCGCAACAGGAAAAAATAGATGAAGTCCAGAAAGCCGAAACTCCCCCACGTCCGCAAGGCCCCTTCCCCAAGAAAGTCCAGGTCGAAACCCAAGCCCATGCTGATACCTCCCGCACGGAGGCCCATCCTGCCGCGCAACCCGACGTTCACGTAGACGTAGCCCCTCCGGGGGTCAACCCCTTTACTGGTGAGATGCTGATGGGTATCGGTATCTCGCCTCAACAAGCCGCCGAAGCCCTGCCGTGGTCAGTCCAATCCACTCTGGAGAGACCACCCGGGCCGAGTGGCCTGCGGAGTTGGATTGCAGCTGCCCAGCAGGGCGGAGAGAATATCGTAGATGGTCTGAAGCAGATATTCTCCCCGGCTAGCCGGGGGGATATAGCGGAGTTGCAGGCAGGGATCATGCGGAATTCCTTGGCTGAGATGGCCCGTAGCCAGGAGCAAGCCTGGAACACGATCTATAAGCACAGCAAGGCGTTCGAGTCGCAGTCGGCAGGAAGTAATTACGAATTTATTGACCGGATGGAGCATGGGTCTGATCAGCCTACAGCGTATACCGGTCAGGTTTCCAGGACTCTGCGGGAATTAATGGATGATAGACGTAGGCAGGTACAAGCGTTAGGTACAGGAAAGTTAGAGTCTTTTTATCAAGATTATTTCCCCCATATCTGGAAGGATAAGAAGGCGGCGGGTGATTACTACAGCCGTATACCCCTGGCAGGAACAGCGGATTTCCTCAAGCCGAGAACTCATGAATTCTTTGGGGATGCGATTAGAGCGGGACTGGAGCCTATCACTGACAATCCACCGGCCTTGGTCCTGTTGAAGGTTCGAGAGATGGATCGCTACATTTGGGGACAGCGGATGTTCCAAGAGATGAAGAATGAGGGAATAACCCACTTCCTAAAGTTTGGGGAGAAGATGCCGGATGGTTGGGCCGGACTGAATGACAAGATTGCCAAAGTCCTACAGTATGATGAAGAGGCTAAGGGGTTGGTGATACGTGGGCAGTGGGTGGCACCAGAGCCTGCG